TCTGGCGAATTACGCGGGAGATTTTCATCTCTCATGTATTTGAAGCCGAGTGATACAGCCTTTGACTGTCGCCTCTTTGCTTGGACTCGTCTTTCGGTCCCTAGGACTTGGGTTGGATTTAAGTCCAACTCAATCCAGGACCGATAGATGATCTCATCAAAGTCGAAACTTTCAAGGTTAGATTCGAGGGTAGAGACGTTTGTGACGATTTTAAGATACTCATCTTGAAGTACAACCATTACTGGTTGCATCAAGATATGCATCTCCGTCATAAACTTCTCCTGCCCCGTTGAAACCTCCTTCATCATCCCCTCATCTCTAAAGATGAGTTCGGTTTGATGTTGGATGATTCCGCGAGATACATACTCCTTAGTCTTCTGTTTACATTCTTCCGGATCTAATCAAGGATTAAATCCTAAGAAGTCATGTATAACAGAGTCTAAGAGGTCTGGATCTTCGAATCGATTCAGATAAGCCCAGAAGGCCTTTCCTTTCTTCTCTAAACGATCGATAAAGTCGTTCTCCCAGGTTTTAAAGCCTCGGATCGAACTTTTTCGATATCGTTTGTAAAGATCGGAAAGTAACCTCGGATTGGCCGGGAAGAGATCTGGATATCCTCTTCTCAAAGATTCTGATAAAGTCATTAGGGTCTCTGTGACCCCTCTGGCGGTGTTGACTATCCCTGCTAAGGGAAAGCCAGTCACCTCAGTTTCTTTGTAAAAGAGTCTCTTGGCAAACTCAAACGAATCTTTGCTTACTAAGGTTTTATCCCTAGAAACATCGACTCCAATGAGATCCAAGAGTTCCAGATACTCCTTTGCTACCCGGTCATTCCTAATTACTACATCATCACCTAATACTCGATAATCCTGGAAAGGATATCGGGCTCCTGCTCGCTTAGCAGCGAACTGGATTCAAAGGTGGTGAGTCAGTGCGAAAACCGCCCATGAGGAATAAAGCCCCATTGGTTGGCCGGTATTGTACGAAACAAACCGACCTTTCCAATAGAAAGCTTCATCAATCATGAGAGATTCTCAAAACTGACCGAAGGTCTCTCCCTCCAACTGGTCGACAACCAATCTCTGTAAAGAGATAGGGAATCGATCAGTAGCAGATGAGAGATCTACCGAGTAGTAACTCTGGCTGGGATCCCCAAAGGGTTGGATATTCTGACCTATCGTCAGATCTTGAGTCATTCTCGATAAGACTTTTAAAAGTCTCTCGTGGAACGGCTTGAGAACTGATTGAGATCAGTAATCCCCAATTCCTATCACCCGACACTTCCCTTCCTTGTCATCTATCGTAGCCAAGCGTCTAAGGACTGGAGAGTCCTTAAACTTTGGTTTCGGATTAGATGGCCAGAAGTGGAAGTAGGCTGATTGATCCTGAAAGTAATATAGTAACTTCATGAACCTTTCTTTATTTTCAAGTAGTCCCGGAAGGAACTTCTTGATCCATAAAGGAAAGTCATGAGTTGCACAATTAAGTGCAGGACCATTGGGTCCCATTCTCGTAGTGGCATGTAGGTAATCCCAAGCTCATGGCTGAGCTTGTCTGTTTAAGAATTTATGGTCTACCAAAAAGAGTTTAAACTCTCTTTGCAGATCCGTAAATTCCCTTCTTGGTGGAAGGAAAATAGGCTTTAAGTCTATCTTCTTTCAACCCGGAATGATCCTAGATATCTGTAAGATACTTAGGACTAAACGGATTGCCCACACATCGCCACGAACCAGCAAATCAGCTATCTCAGGTCCTAGGACCCGAGGTAGACCAGATTTGTACTGGCTTATACCGAACTGGAAATATGGATCCTCACTGAGAAACCTGTAAATCATAAGCCTATGTGTTTTAAGCATAGCTATGGTTTCCAGGTTACCTCTAGTGCGGATTCATAGATCCACCTTAGTTAGGAGTTTGTGAGTAAACTTCACAAAGAGGTTTACATCACTCAAGCTTGCCGTACATGAAATGGATTCGAGGAACCACTCCGTGGTAACCACGAATTGTTTTATGTAAGGTAGTTTGAAAACGGTTCTAGAAAGGAACCGTGATACCCTAACTGGGGCAATAGTTCATCCTCATTATAGCTGGTGAGACGAGGTGTTAGCACATCTCAGGCTGTGAGTTTTTCACTCACGAGTCATGCCCGTAGTAGGTCAAATTATATCACGTCGTCCATAAAGGGCGATTGGTATTACTACCCGGGATTACAGCTAGCGCAGAACGCCAACTGCAGTTAAGTCCTATTTGACAAGGGCTTAACGGGCATCGGCCCTACTCTAATCTTGGCGGATTAGAGGGGC